GTGGCTTGAGGAGAAGGACTGCCGGCTGCCTGCCGACGAAAAGCTGAAGGCTGAGCTGTCGACGCCGCGCTACTCGTTCACCAGCAGTGGCAAGATCAAGATCGAGAGCAAGGATGAGATGCGCAAGCGCGGCCTTGGCTCGCCCGATATTGCCGACGCGCTGTGCCTGACCTTCGCTGCGTCTTCTGGCGGCGTCGGGTCGATCAAGGCGATGCGCTGGAACAAGCCGCTCACGATCGACACCAGCTGGGTCGTCTGATGGCAAAGCAATCCACCATCGGCGCGATCAAGCCGTTCAAGTCGCGCATCCGCCGGCCCGGCCGACACGCCAAGCGCGTCAAGCGCGTCAAGCCGTTCATGATCTCGAGGTTCGCAAATGATCGAAGCAAAGATTCGCCGCGCAGCCCGCGCGCGCGGACTGACGGGCAAGCGGTTTGACCGTTACGTCGCCGACACAATGGACAGCATCAGCGCTCTGGGCGCACCGAAGCCGGCACCCAAAGCGCCGGCAAAACCGAAAGGCAAGCAGGCATGAAGGGCTACGGCAAGAAGGGCGGCAAGAAGCCGGCCAAAGAGAAGACGGGCAAGTACGCGAAGCCGTGCTGACGGCTGACGCTGGGGCAAGCTGATGGACGACATCGAATTTCAGTCGATCGTATCGGGCGAGATCGAGCAGGCGATCAACTTCCACGACGCCGAGTTCACCGCCGATCGCATCCGGCTGATGGACTATTACCTGGGCGAGCCGTTCGGCAACGAACAGGAAGGCCGCTCTCAGGTAATCGCCACCGAGGTCGCCGACACGATCGAGCAGATCATGCCGTCGCTCATGCGCATTTTCGCGTCGAGCGACGAGACCGTCAGCTTCGTCCCCCGCGGCCCCGAGGATGTGCAGGCAGCGCAGCAGGCAACGGATTACTGCAACTTCGTTTTCAACGACGATAACGAAGGCTTCCTCGTCCTCCATAACTGGATGAAGGACGCGCTGCTCCAGAAACTCGGCGTCGTTAAGACCAGCTGGCGCGAGCAGGCCGAAGTCGACGAGGAAATCTACGAGGGGCTGAGCGAGGCCGAGCTTAACGTCCTGCTTGCCGACCCTGATGTCGAAATCATCGAGCGCGACGAGGTCGGCTACAAAGAGGACGACGAAGAGGCCGACGAGGTCGAGTTCCAGGCTGTCACCTACGATGTGCGCGTGCGTCGCACGACCATGCACGGCCGCGTCGTTGTCGAGAACGTCCCGCCTGAAGAATTTCTCATTGCCAAGCGCGTCAAGACGCTGAAGGACGCGCCGTTCGTCGCGCATCGCACGACGATGACAGTCAGCGACCTCGTCGCCCTCGGCTACGACGAGGATGACGTCATTGAGAACGCCGGCCTCAATGCCGTTGACCAGCGGCAGGAGGTGCAGGTGCGCTTCCAGGACGTCGAGAGCACGGCGTCAGTCGATCGCGCCGACCCGGCAATGCGCGGCGTCATGGTCACCGAGGTCTACATCCGCGCCGACTATGACGACGACGGCATCGCGGAACTGCGCCGCGTCGTCTGCGTCGGCGAAGGCAACGAGATCCTTGAGAACGAAATCTGCGACGCCATGCCGTTCGCGTGCCTGTCGCCGATCCTCATGCCGCACCGTCTGATCGGTCGCTCGGTCGCTGAGCTGGTCGAAGACCTCCAGGTCATCAAGTCGACCCTGATGCGGCAGTATCTCGACAATTTGTACGCCACGAACAACTCGCGCGTCGTCGCGGTCGAAGGGCAAGTAAACCTAGATGACCTGCTGACCAACCGACCTGGCGGCGTCGTGCGCGCTCGCGCGCCTGGCATGGTGCAGCCGCTGCAGCCGGCCTCAATCGGCAGCACGACGTTCCCGATGCTGGAGTACCTCGACCAGGTGCGCGAGCAGCGCACCGGCTTGAGCCGCGCGAGCATGGGCCTGGACGCCGACGCGCTTCAGTCGACGACCGCCACCGCGGTGCAAGCGACGGTCAACGCCGCGACCGGCAAGATCGAGATGATCGCCCGCGTGTTCGCGGAGACCGGCATCAAGCAGCTGTTTAGGAACATCCTGCACCTGGTCACCAAACACCAAAACAAGCCGCGCATCATCCGCCTGCGCAATCAGTTCGTGCCGATGGACCCGCGCGCCTGGATCAACGGGTTCGATATGAGCGTGAACGTCGGCCTCGGCACCGGTCAGAAGGACGAGAAGCTGCAGGCGCTGGCGATGATCGCCGGCAAGCAAGAGCAGATCCTCCTGCAGCTCGGCCCGCAGAACCCGCTGGTCACCATCAAGCAGTATCGCGACACCCTGGCGAAGATGGCGCAGCTGGCCGGCTACCGCGACGCCAGCGAGTTCTTCTTAGACCCGGCGATGCAGCCGCCGATGGAGCAGCAACAGCAGCCGGCGCCTGACCCAAACATGATGAAGGCGCAGGCCGAGATCGAGTTGAAGCGCGCGAAGATGGAGGCCGACCTCCAGCTCGAGCGCGAGAAGATGCAGGCCGAGTTTGCGCTTCGCCGCGAGGAGCTGCAGATGGAAATGCAGCTGAAGGGTCTGCAGGTAGCGACGCAGCCTAACGTCGCGCCCAACATTAGGAGCGTGGTCTGATGAGCGACGGCGGATCGGACAGCAGCGACGGCATCGGCATCGACGACGCGCTTGACACTTACGGCGGCAACCTCGGCGACCCTATGGGCGCCGAGGCTAACGCAAGCGCAGGTGACGTCCACGAGAGCACCGGGCCGAGCTACGCCGAGATCAACCGGATGACTAACGCCGTCGAGGCGATGGCCCCGTACACGGACCCGAAGGACCAGCAGGCTTTGGCCGCCTACAACGCGGCGTTCAACAACGCGCTGAACCCAGGTTTCTTCGATCTGTCGCTCTTTGAGAACCCGATCACAAAAAGTAACTACACCATCGGCGACGCTTTGCTTGGCGGCCTTGGCTTCGTCAATCCAGCCTTGGGCCTTGTCAGCTTAGCCGGCAGGGGAATGAGCGCGCTGGGCGCCGTCCCTTCGACCGACAACACGCCAGGGTCGCCTGGCTATGACGACACAATGAGTGGCGACGGCGCCCCGCTGCCGGTGCGGCAAGTTGCAGCGCCGGTGCAGGCGGCATTGCCCGCCGCCACACCGCCGGTAGTAAACGCCGCCGGCCCGCAGGTCTATTCAACCGACCTCGCCGACGCCTACTACCGGCCGGCCACGCTCAATTACGCGCCAGCAAACGCGCCAGCGAACTACGGCCTGCTCTACGCGCCGCAGGAACTGGCGTTCCAGCGTAGCTACGCGCTGCGCCCCGACTACTACAGCGGCCAACTTGACCTGGCCGGCTACCGGCCGCTGACCGGGCTGATCGTTTGAACGACGGCAAGCTCCGCGAGGAGATGGAGCGCGGCTCGCGCGCTGCCGCTCTCCTGCGCGACCCGCTGTTGGTCGAGACCTTCGATCGGCTGCGCACCGAATACATCGACGCCTGGCGATCGACCGCACCCGATGCGGCCGCCGAGCGCGAGAACCTTTTCCTGCAGTTGCGAGCGCTTGAGAGCGTCAAGCAGCAGCTGGAGAGCGTCGCCACCACTGGCGACTTAGCACGCCGCGAGCTTAATCGCGGCAACTAAGGACAAGCGCTCCAGGGAATAGCTACGGCCTCCCGCTTGCGCCCCTTATCACCACTGAGGACGATATGACCGACGTGACGGCGGCCGAAAGCCGGCCGCTATCGACGGCTGACGCCGTCAACCTGCTGCTCCAACAGGACGCCGCCCCGGCACAACCTGACGAAGCGCCGCAGGAAACAGACATCGAAACCGAGGTAACCGACGACGCCGATGAGGCAGTCGAACTCGAGCTAGATGCCGAGCAGTCCGACGACGTTGAGGTCGACGACAGCGAAGACGACGAGACACCGACCGAGGTTGTGTACACCGTGAAGGTGGACGGCCAGGAAGTCGAGGTCACCGAAGCCGAGCTGCTCAACGGCTATCAGCGTCAAGCGGACTACACGCGCAAGTCGCAGGCTCTCGCCCAGGCGCGCAAGGCGCACGAGGCGGAAGTCAGCGAGGCGCGACAGCTGCGCGATCAGTACGCCGCAGCCCTCCATCAAGTCGAACAGCTGTTTCAGCCGCAAGACCCCGGCGAACAATACTGGTCTCAGCTCTACGAGAGCGACCCGTTCCCGCCAGACGAGGCCGAGGTACATACGGAGATCTTTGACCAAGCCATGATAGC